TGGCTCAAGACGCAGCCATGAACGGCGCCGTGTTCTCCGGCAAGAAGGCCTCGGGCCTCGGGCTCGTAACTGGCATGGCCGACAACCTGGGCATGGCCCTTGCTTCTTTCTAACTTATGCCACGCATCGTAACCGACATTGACGGCACCCTTATCGACAAGGATGGCCAGACCATGACCCCCGTGGTGGACTACATCAAGGCCGAGGCAGAAGAGGTCGTGGTCCTGACCAACCGTCCCGAGTCTGCCCGTGAGAAGACCGTGGCCGACCTAAAGGCCACCGGGCTACCTTACGCCCAGCTGATTATGAACAAAGACGGCAACCCCGCGCCTGAGTTTAAGGCCGCCGCCGTAAAGGCTATGCTCGACGCGGACATCGAGGTTGACGAGTTCATCGACAACGACGCGGCCAACCGTGACGCGGTCGAGGCCCTAGGCGTTGATGTTTGCGACCCAGCCGAGATCATGGCCGGCGAAGAAGACGTCGAGGAAGAGACCATGGAAGAGGCCGCTGCCTTTGACCGCACCGCCAAGATTAAGAACGCTATGAGCAAACTGACCCCCGAGGCTGAGTTGACCGACCTGCGCACCGTTGCCCTGGCCCTCACGGCTGAGCGCGACGACCTCCGCGCCACCGTCGAGAAACTGACCGTTGGCGCCGCCGACGAGCTTGCGTCTGCCAAGGCTGACATCTCGGCCAAGGACTCCCGCATCGCTGAGCTCACCGCTGAGCTCGATCAGTTAAAGGCCGCCACTGACGCGGCCAACGCCAAGGTCGAGGCCGTCGAGAAGACCGCTGTGTCCGCCGCCAAGCAGGCCGCCGACATCGTCGCGTCCACGGGCATCGACCCGGTGGCCGTTAACCCCACTGCTCCGATTGTCTCCAAGGAGGCCGTCGACCACGTTGCCACCTTCCTTGCCCTGCCCGTTGGCACCAAGGAGCGCACCGACTACTGGAAGGCCAATCAGCACCAGATCGTGCGCGGCCTGTCCTTCTAAACCTTTTCCCTAACCTACTACTAACTCACACACATGGCTAACTCCATCACCGCCGCACCGGCTGTCCTGGCTCAGGGCGTTATCAGCTCCCTGGCTAACAAGCTCCCGGTCCTCTCCGGCATCTCCACCGTCTTCTCCGCGCGCCCCGGCACTCAGGGCATGAGCATCCAGGTGCCCCTCATCGGCACCTCGACCGCCACGACCTTTGGCTCGGGTGGTTACCTCACGCAGGACGACGCGACGATCACCTCGTCCACGGTCTCCCTCTCCCACTACAAGGTCTCGAGCCGCTTCACGCCCTCGAACCTCAAGGAGTACGGCCCGCAGTTCTTCATCAATAACTTCGTGAACACGGCCTCCATTGCCCTCGCCCAGAAGGTCATGGACGTCATCAACACGCAGGTGACCAACGCCAACTACTCGGCCTCCACCGTCTCCGGCGCTGCCCTCAGCTACGCCGAGCTTGTGGCCGTCCAGAAGACCCTCGACGACGCCAAGGCCCCGACGCCGCGCTACGCCGTCCTGAACAGCACGTACATCTCCGACCTCCGCCAAGACACCCAGATCGTTGGCAACAACGTCCTCGGTGCGCAGATCATCCGCGACGGTGACCTCGGCGTCATCGCTGGTGCCCGCGTCTATCAGTTCGCGAACCTCGCTGCTAACTCCGAGTCGCTCGCCGGCTGGGTCGCTGGTCCGGACGCCATCGCGTTTGCCTCGGCGCTGCCTGAGACCGACATCCCGGGCTGGGAAGTGGCCAACGCCACCGACGAGACCACCGGTCTGTCCGTCCAGGTCATCATGGGCCAGGAGCAGTCCGGCTTCATGAACGTCACCGCCACGCTGCTCTTCGGTGCTGCTGTCGGTCGCTCGACCTCGCTGGTCCGCCTGAAGACCGCCTAAGCCTAACTGGCTTAGAAAACACTGGGGCTCCTTACGGGGCCCCTTTTTTTTGACCTAGTGCCCAAGGTTAAGACGATGAGCCTATACGCTGACGGCACTTTTCTCGACGACGCCAAGCTGATGGTCGACGACTTCGGCGTGTCAGGATCGTGCAACGCCGGGGCCATCACCTTCCAGTGCCTCATCTCGGACCCGATGGTCAGCCAATCCTTCCAAGAGGGGGGCTTTGTAGACCGGACCCAGCACACGGTCCGCATCCCCGCTGCAACGGCCTCCTGGAGCCTGCCAGACGGGTCTAATGGGGCATCGGCGGCCATCGTCGTGAGTCAGGAGCCTATTGCCTCCCTAGGGATTGGCAAACTTATTGCCGTGGATGGTAAAAGCCTGCGCATCATTGCCCAGACCCATAAGCGCCCGAGCGCCTGGGTGACCCTGCAAGTCATCCTGCTCAACCAGTGAGCGCTGAAATCAAGTTCGACCCGAAGAGCATGGCCGAGTTTAACCAGGCTATGACAGAGTTTGCTTTTGCTTGCCGTGAGACCATCCGCGACATCGGCCTCAAGAACGCCGCCCTGATCTGCCGAGAGTCTATGATGCTGACGCCGCCGATGGGCGCCGGCGGCAAGGGAGGCCTGACGGTAACAGGCGAGAAGGCTGGCCAGCGGGCTATCGCAACCGACGTGCGCAAAATCTTTGTTGCTGCTGATAGTCGCAAGGGCATCGCCCCGCTGATCCTGCTGACCACCAAGCTGGCCTACGCGACAAAGGCGGGCAACCCGTCAGAGTTCCGCAGCCTACTAGACGGCGCCGGACGGACGGCCCTGCTGCGTGGCACCCGCGTCTTGCAAGCTATCGCCAACGACTACGACGACGAGCGGGCTTTCCGTAAGGCCAAAAACTACTTTAACCGGTCACAGTTCCGGACCAACGAGTACGGCCTTGGCTTTCAGCGCAAACTTGGGCCAGTTCATAACGAGCTAAAAACCCAAGCAGGTGGCCGATTCAAACACAATGGCAGACCCTATCAGCCATTAATAAACTGGCGTAACAAAATCCTAGTCGAAACTGACGCTGAGATTGAAGAGTACATTGAAACGCGCACGCCAGCAGTGGGCAAACTAAAGGCAGGCTGGTTCAAGGTTTTAATGACCCTGCCTAAGCCATCTCGTAAAGAGAACATGAGTAACTTTGGCACCTCCGGCATTGGCGATTACATCAAGGCCCACGCAGGCCACGCGGGCAGCTTTACCTTTACTGACACGCAGACCAACGTGGCCATCATGCTCACAAATGGCATCGCCAATAAAAACAACGTGAGCACGCAGGCCGACGTGAAGCACACCGTTTTAGGCTTACGCTACAAACAGCTCAGGCTAGACCTAGAGCAACGGCTCAAGAAGGCGGCCGACAAGTTTAACAAAAAACAATAACACCATGGGCACCGCTTCCATTCGTCACATCGTCGAGGGCAACCTCGTCACCATGCTCCAGGCTGAGGTCGGCCTGACGGGCACCAACATCTACCCGGGCGACAGCACCGCCGACTCGGTGATGCCCAAGGTGGTCGTGGTCTGCGACTCTGCCGGCACCCCCGCTGGCCTACCTGATGGCCTAGGCAACTATGACTGCCAGGTCCGCTGCGTCCTGCACGACAACGCCAACGACGTAACCCTGACGGACCACCGGGCCAAGGCCGCCGCGATGGTCGGGGCGCTGGCCAACGTGACTGCCATGGCCGCCCAGTTTACGAGCAACGGCGACGCGGCCCTGTATGACGTGACCGTGCAATCCGAGGATCAGGGCCTCGACGAGCAGACCGGGGCGTGGGCCACCGTCTTGCGCCTGTCGGTGCTTTGCGTGCTGGCCCCTTGACCACGGGCCCAAGGTTAAGAACCTATGGCTGCTACACTCAAAGGCGTTACTGTTTTGTTCGGCGTGGCTAACCAGGCTGGCATTAGTAACTTTCTCGCCCAGTCCCTGACGGTCACCAAAAACTTCGAGCTCAACGACAAGGCCGCCGACGAGACGGGCGTGACCGTGACCCTCCGGTACGACGGCGTGGGCCGCGAGATCAGCATTGAAGGCATTGCCAAGACAGTCGACATGCCTGAAGTGGGCGCCTCTTGCACCATTGCCACCAAGACTGACGTGGGCGTGTCCCAGACCATCACCGGGGTGATTGAGTCCGTCGAGGAAAAGGGCAGCAACAAGGACTTCGTGCGGGTGACGGTCAAGATCAAGCAGCTTGACGCCATCGCCAGCTACGCGTAAAGAGTAGGGCCTTGGACGCCCGCTTCATTAACGCCTTCACCGACCCGGCCCAGATTAACATTCTGGGCTATGTCGTTTACCCCTTTTGCCTAAAGTACCGGGTACGGCTTCACGCCATTGGCTCGCCCTTTGTCCAGCCAGGGGAGATGACCGCCGCCGCCATGCTGGCCGCCATTAAGACCTGCGCCGAGTCACCGATTGACGAGATCACCACCAAGGACCGGGCAATACTTCAGCGCTGGAACAAGGACCCCGAGACCTTCCTCAAAGCATTGGCCGACTTCCGCGTCTACATGCTTGAGGGCCACTGGCCAAAGTTCTGGGAGAAGACGGAGAGCCAGCGGGCAGCCGACGTGGGCATGCCCTGGGCGCTCAACATGGTGGCCAACCTGATCAGCAACGGCATCGACGAGCGCCGGGCTTGGGAGATGCCAGAATGTCAAGCGGTCTGGCTATCGACGGCCTTTGCCGGCCTGAAGGGGGTGGACGTCAACATCCTGACCACTGAGGAAGAGGAAGCCATGGCGGCCTTTACGACTTCCCAAGAGTGAAGAGACCATGAGCCAGGACGTCACCTACAACATCAAGGGCACCTCCGATGTCCCGCAGCAGACCGAGAAGGCCAAAGCGGCTATGTCTGACCTAGATAGACAGGCGGCTGCGATTAACAGAAAGTTTAGTGATGTAGGAAAGGATCTGTTTATGTCATTTGCGGCGCCGATGGTTTTAATCCATCAGGCCATTGGCTTTATTGGCGACGCGATTGCCAAGTCACGGCAGGATGCCAAGGACGCCATGGACTTTGCAGCAAGCGTTAAACTGGAAGACATTGACAAGTCCCCAGTGGATAAAATCACCCGCTTCATGAACCAGAAGCTCAAGGTGGATTTGCGTTCAGAAAAGGAAATCCAACAAGCTGAAACGTCCAAGGCACAGGTTATTGAGGCTTTTCTAGAAAGAGACCCAAGGGGCAAGGCAATCTTAGAGCAGGAGATTGCATCTGCATTTAGCGCACGATCGCAGGGGGCTATGACTCCAACTGTTAACGCTAAATCACTTTCAAATCGTAAAGACATTCAGGACTTAATCATGTCCATGAACGAGGCTGAAATGAAGAAGGCCCTGGCTGAAGAGCAACAGAAAGCCCAAGACGAAAAGAACAAGAAGGAGCCTTCCCTTTTCGCCGGCGACAACTCGACCTTTGGCGTCGGCCTGTCCCCGCAGATGAACCTACTCAACCAGCAGGTCGAGCTGCAGAAGCAGGCCAACGAGTACCTGGCCATCATCGCCAACGCATCCGGCACTACTAGCGACTTTACCAAGGACACCAGCAACGGCAACGCCTCTAAGAACGTCTACTACGACACCACCAACGTCTCCTAACTATGGCCCGCATCGACAAAGGCAATGACCTCTCCAGCCCGGTCCTCCAAGCAGGCTGGACCGTAGGCCAAGACGGCTATGGCCTATGGACTGGCAAGTGCACCTTCAAGCTGGACCGCGAATACGCCGTGGCCATTACTGAGTTTGAGCGCGGCGTGGCTCACCCGGTGGCCCCCTTTGACGCCTTCATGTGGTCCAACCGCGTCTCGGCGTCGTACGATCGCAACGGCATCGCCACGCTGTCCATCGACTACGTCGGCATCAATACGGGCACGGCCCCCGAGGAAGGCGACCCCACCGTCACCGACCCCAATGTCTCCGGCGCCGTGGCCACCAGCAGCGAGCCCATCGAAACGCACCGCAACTTTTTCACTAATACCGACAGCAACTACGCTATTGCTGGCTACGGCACAGGCACGGTCACGGCTCCCATCTATGCACAATCGCCCTTCAAGGTAGACGCAAGCAGCGCTACACTCTACAAGGGCGACCACGGAGCACACTTTACGCAAGTAACTGGTGGCAAGTTTGTCGGTTTCCTTGATCCAGAGTTCCCTGAATACTACGGCCGCAAGTCATACCTCTCGCCCACCACGGGCTTTTCTGGCGTCATCTATGTAAAAGGCGGCGCGTCAAACCCAGAAGGTGACACGCTAGTGCAGACCATGAGGTCAGCGGTCGGCTTTTCGTCTAACAGCCAAGATTTCCAAGGTTATCTGCCGGTCTTAGTTCCCAACTACATGGGCACGTCGTACGACGGCGAGGCCGGTGCGCAGCTGCTCCTGGCTTCCGTAAACTTTGAGGACTACGGCCTAAACGTCTACAAAATCAGCTACACCTTGCGCTACTCGGTCGAGGGCTGGGTGCCGGAAGTTTACCCCCTCTTTGGAACCTAATCATGCAACCCGGCAACGGCTACAGCCTGAGCGCGGGCCAGAACGGCACCTCCCTCACGGTCGACTTCCCAGAGCAGCAGTCTGATCCTGACCAGTTCAAGGTTAACTGCAGCAAGGTTTCCCCGGGCGTCTGGGGCGTCTCAGTCCGCAAGGGGTTCGTGCGCTACTTCTCCTACTTTGCAACCTCGCCTTATGCGGCTGGTCCCATTCAGGCCGAGGTCCAAAAGGTTTGGGCTTTCCCAACGGGCGCCAAGGAAGACGGACCTTTCGCAGATGAGGCCGCCACGCCTTGGGTCGACAAGGGCGGCTACATCAAGATTGATGAGAGCAAGCACTACGGCGTGTTTATCGTGATGTGCGCTGACGATGAGGTCGTGCCCGTCCCCTACCTGGCCGTCCTTGAGATTGCGTCTGAAGCGGACAACTACACGGACCCATTCCCGGGTGGCTTCAACATGTACGTGTACTACAAGCTGGTGACGTACCGAAATGATCCCCTCGAAGTCCTGACTCCGGCCGGCACTGAGTATATTAATATCATTAACGCGCCTTCCGTTCACGCGTACAACTACAACTGCCAGAAGTGGAAGATTGCGGACCTGACCTGGGAGGACGGCGTCTTCAAGGTAGACCAGCAGCACCTCGGCCCGCTGGCCCTGCCCAACGCATGCGTGATGAACACCCCCGCGTTGAATAGTGCAGGCTACACCCCGCCCTGGATTGCGGACCCCTACTACGAGGCCGAGAAAGACCTATGGTTTGGTGCCTGGTCTGGGTACACCAAGAACACGGCCGACGCGACGGTCACGCTTTAACCCCCCGCCAAGGTTAAGATGAGCAACACGGTCACGTTCAAGCGCGGCACGACCTACTCGGGCACGGTCACCTACACCCCCGCAGCGGGCGGTCCGGCCAACCTTTTGACCACCACGGTCACTTCGGACATCATCGACTCGTCTGGGGCGTCCTACAGCTGCACGATCACGATGGCCGGCAACGGGCTCTCCTTTGTGGCCAGCCTGCCCGCCACGACCACGGCCAACTTTTCCCTCGGGACGGCCCGGTCAGACATCAAGTTTGTCTACGGCGGCACCACCTTCTTTTCAGACACCTTCCGCCTCACCGTCGTCGACCAGGTCACCGCCTAAGACCACATGAGCAGCATCACGGTCACCTCTGAGGTTTTGGGCACCTTGACTGTCTCGGTTGAGGGCACGGACAGCACACTAGCCCTCTCGGTCTTGGCCACGGCGCCGGCCAGCCTGTCCATCGAGCTCGGCACCCCTGGCGCTCAAGGCCCAGCGGCGACCATCGCGGTGGGTACCACGACGACCCTCTCCCCTGGCTCATCGGCCACGGTCACCAACGCGGGCACGTCTTCGGCAGCGGTCTTCAACTTTGGCATCCCGCAAGGCGCGACTGGATCAACTGGAAGCACGGGCGCAACCGGGGCCACCGGGGCCACCGGGGCCACTGGGGCCACCGGCACGGCGGCAACCGCTACGGCTGGCACGACAACGACCGGAGCGCCTGGCTCATCGGCCACGGTCACCAACGCGGGCACAACCTCGGCGGCCGTCTTCAACTTTACCATCCCACGCGGCGACGTCGGGGCCACGGGTGCAACGGGCGCAACTGGGGCCACGGGTGCTACTGGCGCTGGCGTCGCAACTGGCGGCACTACGGGCCAGTTCCTGAGCAAAGCAAGTGGCACCAACTACGACACGACCTGGTCTACCATCGTGCCCGGCGACCGCTACCTG